CCACTAATTAAAAAGTTCTCAGCTTCATCAAATCTAGCTTGCTTAATTAGTTGTTCAGTTTTCCTTTGATAAGCTCTCTCACTTTCTTTTTCTGTTTGCCTGATTTGTGGGAATAGATGCTTATTTAAAATTGCAGGATTGACATCTTTGAATTGTTTATAGAACTCTGTTTTATGTTCTCTAATTAATTCAGCTCGTTCAGCAGGATCTTGTATATCGTTGATGTTATCAGGAAGTGTATATTTACCACCTTGATCTTCTACCCAAGCTCTTACATATCCCCATTGTTGATAACGAGAAAGCTGACGGAATCTTTCTGAAGTTCTAAAATCTCCACCTTGTTCTTCATGTTGTTTAGCAAGTTTTGTAGATTCTATATTCCGTTCTTTTATACCTTTCTCAGCTTGTTCGTAGCTCTCTTTATCACTTTCAAATATACCTTCCTTTTCATAGGTCATTATCCCTTCAGCCATTTGTTTGGCTTGCTTCTCCTTTTCCTGTTCTACTAAGAATTTAGTAAGAGATCCAGATAATTCCCCAAGAGCTTTTAGCTGTTGACCTGCTATTTGTGTTTGTCTACGATCATTCTCACGTAAGGCAGCAATACGACGATCATCACCTCTATTAATTAATGCGTAGTTATATTGTAAGGCTGGTACATAGTCAGGAGTATCGACTGGTTTAAAGGTACCACCTTGAAATGGTGTTTGTGTCATAGTTTAGTCATCCAATTACTGTTGCTCTAGACCAATCGGTCATACCGTTAGGTAATGTTGGTATTCCATTAACAGTATTCCCAGTAAAAGCAGTACCTCCAAACTGTTTATATGTACTTGCACCTGAAACACCAGCACTGACTAAACCTGCTAGTAATCCAAGTGTCGGATTTGTGGTAACTGGTGGAGGTGGTGCAGCATCAGGTACAGGAGCAAATGCAACATTGGCAAAGAGCTTATTACGTTCACTTTTTGCTGCTCTTCTTATATCTCCAACATTCTGTTTAAATGCTTCTTGAGATCTAGTCATTGCTAATGCTTGTTTACCTGCAAACCTCTCAAGTTCAGCTATTTCTAAAGTACTGACACGACCAATAGATCTACCAGTTCTAC